TTTAAAGTTACAGATGGAGTTGGTAACCCTGCTCCTGTTAAACCTGGAGTTCCTACTCTATCAATAGAGTTGAATGAATATTCAAGTTTGTATAGACTATCCTTAGCAAATGATAAGTTACCACCAACAAGAGATGAATGACTAAGATCAAAGATATATTGATGACCATAGTACATCTTTAATACTGGTGATTTAATAAAGACATTTACACTACCTGCACTTGTATTAGGACTTGTTACTGCATCTTGTTTTAGTTTGTATGTAAATTCTAAAGCACTGAGAACACGATCAACAGCGAATGCACCATCATATTCATCATAAACAACACTGCCTACAGTCTGGCTAGGGTTACCATCAATGTAAACTATATCTCCTGATGAAAGATAATGACTTGTGTCAGTGATTACATACACTTCATCACTATTAGCTACTGCAGTGACTTGCAAAATTTTGTCAAGATTTGCAACTAATGTAATTTTATTTACAGCAGTTAAGTTTGTTATCTGTACAGTTGTGCGTCCACTATTGAATGATATGTCTGCTGATGTTAACTGCACAACAGAACCAACAATGAATGGAGAGCTAACACCTTGTACTATTTCATCTATTCTTACAGAATAATCTTCAGTAGCAAATGGTTTAAATGTAGCAAACTGATCTAAGTTATTTGATCCACCATTATATCCAAAACTTGATAATGCAATATCAAACTGCCCACTAGTAGTAGCAGTAACTTCAGTAAATGCATATCCTTCTATGACATTAATATCATTAGGTATAGGTCCTACAATACCGAAAGTTGACTGCTCATTAAACTGTTCAGTTACAAGTTGACCAGTATTTAAGTCATCTGTCCATGAGTTGATATTTACAGCAAGATATACTAGATTATTTTCATTATCAACTCTTGTGATGTAACCGCTATTTACAAAGTTACCTGCAGCATTGTTGAGACGTAATTTTGTACCAACAGTAAATCTAAACGCCTGATTTATTGTTAATTTCTGTACATTATCAATCTTAACTGTAGGTGTTACCTTAAAGAAATACCTATCCTTAACAACAGCAGATACATTTAATTTTTGTGATCCTGGTGAAGGAACAGTAGCAGTTCTAGAACTCCATATATCCTGAGTATATGTTAGAGTTTCAGTGCCCTCTGACATAGTTGTTGCTGCATCGTCAAAGTCTAATGATTGGAATCCTGCCTCAGATAAAGAATAACCAGTGTTTTGCATAGTCAATGAAACACCAGTTACGGGTGACACTGCAGTTCTTGTAAATGCAATACCTGTATTGGTTTGAGTTGAAACAGAACCAAGTCTTGCTGCATCAGCATTTTTATCAACTTTAAGTGCATATCCATCAAAATCTACAAGATCATAACGGTTCATATTTGTTGTGAACCATGCATCATCAGTCCAGTCATATGTAAATCCAAATGCACCTGTTGTAGGTAATGCACTAACATCAGATGGAACAGTTGGTGTAACTGCTTTATTTCTCAATCTTATATTATCAACATGGAACTGACCTTGTTCATTCGATCTAAAGTTACCTATAGTGCCACTTCTGCCAGGAAACTGACCAACATATAATGTTTTAGCACCTAAACTTGTACCTGCAGTTGTACTTTGTATTACTTGTATACCATTAATGTAAACTGTATATACATCACCTTCTCTCTTTAATCCAACCCATTGCCATGTATTGTCTGCATACATGTTACTTAATGCAGATTGTGCTGCTCCACCTGCAGCATTAAGTTTAGTGGAACTATTTGTTATAACAAGTTCTAACTTACCTGATGATGTATCATAGTATAACCAAAGACCACCAGTTCCCTCTTCAGCATCACCAATACCTAATAATGTTTGTTGTGTAGGTGATACAGAAGTTGTAGATGCATTCTTGTATATCATCATCTCAAAAGTGAAATCACTTGCAAGAACTGTACCTAATTGAGTTCCAGATACTGCTAGATTTGCTTGTGTCCAAGATGTTTGTCCTGTTTGATAACCATTGATCTTAGCAACATTATCTGCATATGTAATAGAGTTATTAGTTGATGTAGATGTTAGTGTGTAATGAGTAGTAATGTCTGTATTTGAACCAGATTCAAATGTGTATATAAACTCATTTCTATTCAGTTGTGTTTGACCAACAAGATGCACATCACCAGAGTTATCAGCATCTATAGAGTATACTGTAAGACCTTCTATTCTATTTGCTGTGAACTGAGTAGTTGTATGATTCTTTATCTTACCATCATATCCAATCTTGACTGTATCGACAGTTGTTAAAGTGTCTGTATTATTTGCTCTAGTAAATGCTACGTTTAAATCACCAAATATGTCAATAGCAGAAGTTGATGCCATAGTAACATCTCTTCCTGGCGCAGCGTAACGATAGTTCCAAATAAATTCACCAGTAGAATCTATTTTACCAACCCAGAAACCATCTGCAGTAACATCATCAGACTTAAGTCTTAAACCACCTGTAATATAAAGTTCTTTAAACTCATCTATATCAATACTTGCATTTAATATTGAATATAAACTATTTGCATATTGTTTGATCCAAGTAGTAGTAATACTGTTTACACCAAATACAATTTTAGCAACAGCAACATCTACGTCAGCAGCAGTTGGATTTGCTGCAATTTCCATACAAGCATATACATCAGTTCCATCGATTACAATATCAGTAATTTTCTCAGACTTGTTAGAAGAAGCAAGTTTTCTCTTGATTGCAAAGTTACCACTAGTATCAATAGATGCAATGAAGGCATCATAAGGTGCACCAGAGTTAGTATTAGTAAAACCACCAATAATAAATCTAGTATCTGTATATTTCTTAATACATGTGATATGATCAGCACGAGTCGAACCAGATATACCTGCATATCCTCTCTGGAACGCTAAACTAGCACTCAAACCATTTGATGCCTCAACATATTTGGCAAGTATTATATCTGGATTATATGCTGACAATATTGAAGCATTTGGTCTATTCTCACCAACTACCCATATATCATGACCGTCAACAAACAATCTGATAAACTCAGAATCTCTTTCGGTGCTAATATCAACAAGTTCTAAAGTTTTCTCCCACTCTTTAACACCAGATGCAGATAGTTTTGCTACAAATGCAACTGTATTAGCGGGTGATTGATCATCATATGTTTTACCACAAATATAAACTTCCTTATCATCATTTACATAAACATCATTTACTTTCACATAATTTCTATTTGATAACTTAGAAATGTAATAATCTGCTTTTTTGAATATCTGAGGATGTGATAAAATAACACGAGGGTTGCTTGTGTATCCATAACCTGAGTTTAAAATATTAACAGTTTCAATAGAACCAACAGGACTTACAGTTGCTTGTAACTCACCACCAGTACCACCGCCACCATCAATAATAATAGCAGGTGGAATATCAGTGTTATATCCAGATCCAGTTTGATTTACTACAATCTCTTCAATACCTTTGAATTGTCTAACAGTAAATGTCTTATTTGTGTTTGACATAATAGGTGTATAGTCAATAAACACACTATCACCAACTCCAAGGTTATGAGGATTAACTGTAGTAAGTTTACCAAAGTTATTGCCACTAATGTTCTCAAATGTGTATGCCTCCACTGCTTCACCTGCAATTCTAGAGACACGAGCAGAAACACCACTACCATCAGTATCGGTATCATCAAATATCAATCTATCTTGAACTTGATAGTTAACACCTGGATTTTCAATAGTGAATCCAGTTACAGAAGCATCTTCAAACTTAGTGGTAGTCTCAACTTCAATATCAACCTTTGAATCAAATCTAACTGATGGGAAGTAATCAAATAACTGTAATGGTGATTCTTCAAAGATTTGATCTGGATCATCAGTCTCAGATTGTTCAATAACACCACTTCTATCTTCGTCTTCTATCTCAAATAGTAATACGTCACCATTTTCTAGTGTTAGAGCATTTGTAGAAGCATTTGGTGCTCTTTCAACATCAATATCAACATTTTCATAAGGATCACGATATCTAACAACACCAGTAGGGATATTCTGTTGAATAGCATCTGCATTCAAGTTCCATGGATCTACAACAGAGTTAAAGTCAGGTCCTAAGACATATGGGAATAATGCATTACCATCTTCTGTAGAATCTATAGTAACAAAGTAGCAGTATCTACCATCTGGATACTCAGGAGTTTTACAGAATCTACCGTTGTATTGGTCAAGTGCACCTAGACCAAACACATATTCATAGTCTTCTACAAAGTTACCTGCTGCTTCTGCAGATAGTAAAGGTCCATCTACCCTAACAGGATTTGGATTGGAATCAACATTATAAACAAGATTTTGTTTAAGTTGATAAGATGTATTGAGTTTTATTATAGATGAAGATTGATCAGTAGGATCTGAGTATGCATATGGACCGTATATTGGGTTACCATCGAATGCCCAACCAACAATAGGAGAATGTAATAATCCACTTTCTCTTTCTTTTATTAAACCTGCTGTATTTTCAAATAAGTTATCACCAAGAATATATCTAAGTGTTTGTGGATTACTTAAGTGTGCGTATTCACCACCATATTGATTATTGTATCCTTCAAATACAGAACCTTTTGCAGCATCAAATGTTGTTGTCTTCTGTAAGTTGTAAGTCCACTGGAATACGTTAGCATTAAATGTTGCACCTTGACCAACTGAGTTTAAATTGATTAGAGTAGTTCCCTGTGTATAACTGATACCTCTGTTTACAATAGTAATACTAGTAACTCTACCTGCGTTTTCTCCATCAGTGTCTATGGTTGCTCTAGCAACTGCACCAAATCCTTGACCTTGTATTGTAATCTCAGGTGCAGTTGTATATCCAGATCCAGCAGAAATAATCGCAATAGATATGATTCTACCGTTGTTGACTATAGCTTGTGCAACAGCACCACTACCTGAGCTAAGTGTAACACTAGGTGTAGAGGTGTAAGATTGACCGCCTGATCCCACGGTGACTGCTTGAATAGGACCACGAACAGATGCAGTTGCATTTGCACCAGTACCACCGCCACCAACAATAGTGATTTGTGGTTGTGAAGTATATCCTGTACCACCTGAGTTGATTAGTATTCTAGATACAACACCTTTTGTAATGATAGCAGTTGCAGCAGCACCAGAACCTCCACCACCAACGATTGACACTAGAGGAGATGACTTATAACCAGAACCTCCAGAAGTAACCGTAATTTCACTAACAGAACCATTGACAGTAACACTAGCAGTTGCACCTGTTCCTCCACCACCTGATATAGTCAAAACAGGAGGAGATGCAGCATCATATCCAGTTCCTGCATTAGTAATACCAACGCTAGTAACAGCACCAAATGTTTTCTTAGAAGTTGACTTGTATGACCAGATTGATACACCATTTACCCAAGTACCAATAGGTCCAGGATTTATAGTGTTTTTGGTTGATATAGTTGTAGAAACTATAGGGAAACGATTTAACTTACGTTGGTTACCTGGTAGAAGAGCAGAACCAGGAAACGGACCAATCTTATAGTTGGGTATACCAGTGGATGCTAAGTAGGCATACTGTGTATTAAAGAATGAATTTTGTACGTTGGTAGTATATGGTCCTATAGCACTCAATACAGCAGCACTATCAGACTTACC